AGCTTTAATTCCTATATTTTTTGGAAACCAGCCGCAACCAGCTTTAACCGGCCGATACCAGCCGAGACTAGAAACAACGACGCACGTTGGCAGCCAATCACGCGCAATTGAAATTGGGGAGTTTGCGGAGAGGGTGCTTGGGCTACCGCTCATGCCGTGGCAGCTGCATTGCTTAGAGGGTTTAACCGCTTTTGATGACGTAGGCAAATGGTTACACCGTGTCGGCCTAATAAGTGTGGCCCGGCAGAACGGCAAGAGCCTTTTAAGTAGCGCGGTTATCGGGCATTGGCTTACTAAAGAGGCAGAGCACCGAGGCCAGCCGCAAACGGTAATTAGCGTTAGCCATAAGTTGGATTTAACAGCCGCGCAATTTAGTTACTTGGCGCCAATTATGGAAGCCAAATTTGGGGCCGAGGTAAGTTGGTCATACGGCCGCCAAAAACTAACAATGCCGAATGGCAGCGTGTGGCATATTCGAGCAGCTACCCCGGCAGCGGGTCACGGTTACAGCGCCGACCTAATTACTGCCGATGAGGTATGGCAAATATCTGAGGCCGCTATTGACGACGGTTTATTACCGTCTCAACGTGCACGTAAAAACCCGTTGTGTTTGCTTGTGAGCACCGCGGGTACGCAAGAATCCACGGCGTTATTGCGCTGGCGTGACCAAGGCTTAAGGGCAATAGATAGCGGCAAACAAACCACGTTGTACTTTGCCGAATTTAGCCCAAGCCCACAATTAGACCCAATGACGCCCGAGGCATGGGAGTACGCCAACCCCGCACTAGCTGGCGGCCTCATTGACCTAGACGTAATTGAGGGCGAAGCATTAGGCCCTAACCGCTCTGCGTTTCTTAGAGCCTCGGTTAATCTTTGGCAGGCCGTTACAGCCGGGTGGCTAGAAACGGGCGTGTTTGACGCTTGCAAAACCGATACCCCGCCACCCCCCGGCGGAGTGTTGGCTATCGAAAGCTCAACGGACGAAGCCCGCTATACCGCCGTGCGCGCTGTACAAGCTGGCAACAAAACACACGTAACCGTGGCGTTTACCGCTAACAGCGTTGCCGAAATGTGGCGGCTAGTTGACATAGAAATAGAAAACAACCCCGGGCTAAGGCTTGCAATAATCCCCGCGCTAGAGGTAAGTTGCCCGCCCGCGCTTGAGCGTCGCCGCACCATAGTTGGCTATCGTGAGCTACTAAAATGGACGGCCGCGGTGCGCTCAATGATTGTAGAAAACCGTTTACAACACAACGGCGAGCTACTACTAACACAACACGTTGAGCGGGCCGTACTTATTAAACACAACGGAAGCGTTGCTTTATCCTCGACACGTAGCCCGGGCCCTATCGAAGCAGCGCGTTGTATGGTATGGGCTGCCGCCATGGCAAGCCGCCCGCAGCTTGTCGGTAAACCAATGATTATGGGCGCTAAGCGCTAAAGTTTGCTTGGCGCTCGCTGGCCTTGCTTTCCGTCGGGGATTGCTCGCCGCCAGCGAGTGCCACCAATCGCCGCCTAAATATGGCACACTAAACGCATGGCTATTTTTACGCGCAAACCTGAACCAGCAACCGTCGTTAAAGCCGCTGCCGGTAGCAACGCTGGCGCCTCACAAATTGGCAACTTTTTTGCGTACACCGACGGCGTAAACCGTAGCCGTTTTATGCAAGTCCCAACTATTAGCCGCTCACGCGACTTGATGGCAAGCCTTGTTGGCTGTCTGCCGCTTGTCATGTATAAAGAAATGTGGAACGGCGACGAAATGGAAAAAGTACCCGAGGCGCCGCGTAGTTGGTTGCGACGTATTGACAAAGGCGTAACAAATAACTTTATACTTTCGTGGACATTTGACGATTTATTTTTTTATGGGCGGGCATTTTGGTATATAACCGAGCGCACCGCCGACGGATACCCGGCAGCGTTTACACGTCTACCCGCTGCAATGATTACAACACAAGACCAAGCACAAGGTACTGGCGTATGGTTCGGCCCGTCTAAACAAATTTTGTTTCAGGGCTTACCAATTCGTTACGAGGATTGCGTACAATTTTTAAGCCCAATTCAAGGTTTGATTTATACCGGCGCAACGTCAGTAGATACCGCGCTAAAGCTAGAGCAGGCCCGCAACCGCAATTCGAGCTCGCTGCAACCAGCCGTAACGCTTAGGCAGACTGGCGGCGAGCCCATGAGCCCCCAAGAGTTAAGCGACTTGGCCGCGGCTTACGACAGCGCCCGTTACGCGTCGGCTACGTGCGCGGTAAACGAATTTGTAGAGGTTATACCTAACAACGCAACGCCCGACAAAATGTTGCTTATTGACGCCGCCGAATACCAAGCAAAAGAAATTGCTCGCATAGCAAACGTGCCTGCCTACCTTGTATCGGTAAGCATTGGCAACTACTCGTATGTTTCAAGTAGCGAAGCCTCGCGCGACCTTTACACGTTCGGCGTAAAACCGTACATAGATTGCATACAAGAAACACTAAGCGCGGATAACGTGCTACCACGTGGCACGGGTGTTATGTTTGACATTGAAAGCTATTTAGAAAACCAATACCAAGACAGCGCCGAAAACATGCCGGACATGGCAAACGAGGTAAACAATGCTTAGGTTAATCCCACAAGAATTAAATTTAGACGCCGCTAAAGGTGACGCGCTGCCACGTAGAACCCTTGCCGGCGTCGCCCTACAATACGGCGTAGAGGCCGTCGTATCGGACGGGCAAAAAGTACGTTTCGAGCCGGGCGCACTACCGCTTGAGGGCAAGAAACCCAAAATGTACCTAAACCATGACAGCACCAGCCCAATCGGCTTAGTTACTGCTCGAGAGTTGGTAGGCGATACCGTCATGTTTGAAGCCAAGATAAGCGAAACAACGCTAGGCAACGAGGCGCTTGAGCTTGCAAAAGACGGCGTTTTAGACAGCGTAAGCGTAGGCATTTTGCCCGTCGAATTTAGTTTTGACGAGGCTGGCACCATGGTTGTAACTAAGGCCGATTGGCAAGAGCTTAGTTTGCTGCCCTACGGCGCATTTGAGGCGGCCAAGGTGCAGCGCGTCGCGGCGAGTATCCACCAAGAGCCCGACGAAATAGAGTTAAATAATACACAAGACGAAAACGAGGAGTTAACCGAAATGGAAAAGACCGTAGAAACACCAGCCGTTATCGAGGCCGCAACCGTGCAAACCATTTATGCACAGCCTCGCAAATTGCGTTTGCCAAGCACTTCGGAATACATCGCTAGCTACGTACGTGGCGGCGCCGACTTTGCACAGCTCAACGCAAACATTAAGCAAGCAGTTGTCGAAGCTGCACCCGGCGTTGCACCATTTATTAACACGGAAAGCACCCCGGGCATATTGCCAGAAATCATCACCGGGAGTGTCTACGACTCGCTAAACCCAATCAGGCCGTTTGTCAGTGCAATCGGGACTAGGGCAATGCCGACAGCTGGCGCAACTTTCCGCCGTCCAGTAATTACAACTCGACCAGTTGTTACACAACAAGCCGCACAGTTTGACCAGTTGAACGCGTCAACCGTTGTAGTTTCAAACAACGACGTTTCAAAACTAAGTTTCGGAACATTTGTCACCGTTTCCGAACAAGACTTGGATTGGTCAGACCCATCAAGCATTGACATCATTTTGAACCAGCTCGCAATCGCTTACGGCCAAGCAACCGACAACTACGCCGTAGACACTTGCCATGCAGCAATTACACAAACTTCATCGGTAGCCGACACAGCTAAAGGTGCAGATTGGGTAGCAGCAATTTACGAGGGCGCCCGTCAAATTTCGGCGAACTCTAACTACTTGCCAACGCACATGTTTGTAACGCCTGCAAGTTGGGCCGCATTGGCCAGCTCGGTAGACGATTCCAACCGTCCAGTATTTCCGTACACGGGTGCACCAAACCTTATGGGCCAAAACGCTGCCGGCAACTCGGCGGCTACTTCATGGAACGGCAACCCGCTTGGCTTGGTACTTGTTGTTGACAAGAACGCACCGGGCTCATTCATGGGACACGCTGCCGGCCCTGCCGCTGGTTTCGAATTCTACGAACAGCAAAAAGGCGCAATTAGCGTTGAGGTACCAGCAACTTTGGGCCGCACGATTGCTTTCCGTGGTTACGCTGCCGCTTTCATGGCAGACGCCACCAAGTTCGTCAAGTTCGTCTGATAACCGAAAGGTAGGCCATTATGGCCGCTTACTCGGTCACACAAAAATACTTAACCGACAATTACGCGGTTTTAGTATTACAAACAAACGCCGACCCGCTCGAGGTTGGGCAGTCTGTAGTTATTAGCGGCGTTGACGCGACGTTTAACGGCACATATCTAGTAGCGGATTTGCCGCAATACTATTTTACTGGCGTAGACGAGCAAGGCTTTTTTACTTACGACTACCAGCTACCAATACAAAACCAAGTGCTTTACGCGCGCACGGCCGACAACGTGCAAATTGTGGCAGCTACAGGCACCCTAACGACTACGCCTACGTGTACGTGGGTAACGCTCGACAGCCAAGTTGAGGATTGGTTAGGCATAGGCACCGCTACAGCGGCCGACGCCGCGTTTTTAACGCAATGTCGCACAAGTGCCAACGCTGTTTGTTACAAGCGACGACAGCAAGCCGGGTACGTGGACAGCCTCACAACGTCACCTAACGACGCGGTAACCCTTGGCACGGTGGCTTATGCAGGCTTTTTGTATAGGCAACGTGGTAGCGCTGGCATGGATTACGCGTCGTTTGATGGTATGACTACTGGCGGTTCGACAGGCTTTAGCCCAATGGTTAAACAGCTGTTGGGTATTGACCGCCCCGCGGTGGCCTAATGCCCGTACCCGCATACACCGACCTTTTTAACGTTGCGTTAGACGACTTGACAGCGACGCTAACAAGCATTACGGGCATGACTGTCACGAATGACCCGCGGAACATTAACCCGCCGTGCGCGTTTATAGACGCACCTAGCTTTGTGGCGTTTAACTTTAACATTGTTGAAATTACGTTTCCGGTGCGGCTTATTACCCTTGGCCCGGGCAACCTTGACGCGCAACGCTCGCTAATGAATATGGCAGCTTTACTACTTGCCAAAAACGTGGCGGTTACTGGCGGCCGCCCAACGGTAGCGGTGTACGGTGGGGCCGAGTACGCCGCCTATGATTTAACCATTGACTTGAAAGCGAGTACTACAGCATGAGCAAATACACCGTTGTTAGCCCTCGAGTGGGTACACCGGGCGCCGAATTTGACGCCGACCTAGCCGTAATGCGCGGCGCTAATGTTGAGGCGCTACTAGCTGGCGGTTTTATTAAAGTATCCGCACCTAAGCCCGCAAAAAATGCTAAAAAAGACATAGACACAAACGAGGAGTAACCCCATGGCCACAACAACTTACCTAAGCAACCCGGACGTAATTATCGCAACGGTTAACTTGCGCGACCAGTGCACCGCCGCAACACTTACGCGCACGGTAGAAGCATTGGAAAGCACCGCATTTGGTGACCTTGCCCGTTTTAACGTTGGCGGCCTAGAAAACAACGAACTAACACTTACGTTGTACATGAGCTATGCCGCAACCGAAACTTACGCAACATTGTCTACGCTTGTTGGTACGCAAGTAACCGTTATTGTTTCGCCAGCTGCACCAGCAACGCCCGGTACGTACTCGGCAACTAACCCGGGCTTTACTTTGACAGGCACCTACTTAGAATCTTTGCCAGTCATTAACGCAACCATGGGCGAATTGTCAACTATTGACATTACGTTTACTGGCGGCTTGTATTCGGTAGACGTTTCCTAATAACGGCCTCAACACGGCCCGACACGAAAGAGGCTAGTTATGCAGCTAACCCTAAAAGTTGAATTACCCGACAACACCTACACGGTTACAACCAACCTTTACGTTGTTGTGGCATGGGAGAGGAAATTTAAGCGCAAGGCGTCCGACATGGCCAATGGCATTGGCATAGAGGATTTAGCCTATTTGGCGTTTGAGGCGTCTAAGTTAAACAAGATTGTTGTACCGGCAGAGTTTGACAACTTTATAAAGCAGCTTGTCAACATTGAGGTTGTCGAGCAAGAGCAACCAAGTTTTACCGAAGCGGCACCTACAGACGCCAACTAGCCGAGGTGCTAGTAGCTGTCGGTTGGTGGCCGCCTAATATCCCGTTTGAGCTACAAGACTTGCAGACGGTGGCTAAAGTGTTGACAGAGGCACACAAAAAAAGGTAGCAACGCTATGGGCATAACCGGACAAATTGACGTATACGGGGTGCAAAACGCGTTAAAAGAGTTAAACGACATAGACCGCAAAATTAGGCGGCAAGTAACTAAAGACATTAAAACCGTTGGAAACCAAATTGTGCAAGAGGCGCGAAGCATGGTTTCTACACAATCGCGTAGCAACGGTGCCCCGCTATCCGGTATGCGTCGAGGCTCGCTAATCCGTGGCCGAGAGGCGGGTTGGAACATATCCGAGGTGCAAGGCGGCTTTAACGTGCGCGTAGGTGTACGAGCTACTAAAGAGCGCTACGTAGATTTTGACCAAGGCGGTTACACCCGGCAAGTTGTGTACGGTGCCAAGCCATACCGTTTAATGGTGGTACAACAAAAGAGTTTTGCTGGCGCTATCTATGACCACGCGGGCGCTGGCATTAGCGGTATCCGCAACACGGCGTTTATTGCAAGTCTAAAAAAAGAGGTAGGCGACGCCCCACGTGTTATCGACAAGGCCGTGGAAAGCAACCGCCCGGCAGTAACCGCCGAGCTACTAAGCATTGTGGGTAAAGTTATGACACAGACAAACCGTAATTTGGTGGTATCCCGTGGCAATTAACATACCGATTTTAACAAGTTTTAGTGGTAAGGGTGTTGCCGACGCTCAACGCGAATTTAAAAGCCTTACTACTACAACGCAAAAAGCTGGCTTTATTTTGCAGCGGGCATTGTTGCCAGCTGCCGCCGCCATCGGCACCATTACGCAAGTTATTGCCCCCGCCATTAAAGCGGCCTCGGATTTTGAAGAGGCAACCAGCAAGGTAAACGTAATTTTTGGGCGAGCGTCCAAGAGCGTTAAAGACTTTGCCAATACGGCCGCTCGAGAGCTTGGCCAGTCTAAGCAATCCGTGCTTGACGCTGCCGGTGCTTTCGGCACTTTCGGTAAAGCTGCTGGGCTAGCTGGCGAGGATTTAAGCACGTTTACTACTGACTTTGTAACGCTGTCTACTGACCTAGCCTCGTTTAACAACACAACGCCCGAGGAGGCCGTACAGGCCATTGGCGCGGCCCTACGTGGCGAAGCAGAGCCTCTACGCCGTTTTGGTGTATTGCTTAACGACGCAACCTTAAAAGCCGAGGCAATGGAATTAGGCATATATAAGGGCAGCGGTGCGCTAACAGCACAACAAAAGATTTTGGCGGCACAATCCGCTATCTATAAACAGACAGGCGACGCGCAAGGCGACTTTGCTAGGACAGCCGACGGCCTTGCTAACAAGCAACGCACCCTAAGCGCGCTGTTTAAAAACTTTCAAATACAACTAGGCCAACAACTATTACCAGCGGCAACCGATTTTGCTAACGGCTTAGTAAAAATTAACGACGCGTTTAGCAATATGCCTACACCGGCAACTAACGCAACGGTAAAGGTTGGCAAATTTGGCAAGTTAATTGGCGAGCTTATAAACCCTATTTCGGCGTTTGTTAACGGTTTGCAGGCTATTGGCTCGGGCTATTTTGACGCCGAGCAAGAAACGGGCGCTTATAACAAGGCGCTTGGTTTGTCGGCTCAACAGCAAATGCGCGTAGCGGACGCTGCCGGTGTATTTAATTCTAAATTTAAAGAGACAAAAGACAACGTCGGCGGCGCTAAAAAAGAGGTTGAGAGTTTTGCCGAGGCGCTAAAAGAAAAACTTAGCGAAGCTGTAGACACCGCTAAAGACAAGTTGGCCGAGGCACAAGGCGAATTTAACGATTTTGCCACCAAGGTAAGCGACGCCGTAAAGGGTGCCCTTGACTTTAACGCCGCGCTTGAAGCTGGCGACTACGGCTTTAAAGGCTTTTTAGACGCCCTACGTGGACAAGTACGTGGCATTGTCGAGTATTCCACCAACCTTGGCAAAGCCTTGGAAATGGGTTTAAGCCAAGACGCATTGGGCTACGTCATGGACGCTGGCAACGTCGCTGGCGCCGAAATAGCCCTTGAGCTAGTAAAGGGCGGACAAACCGCTATAGACGAAACCAACGCGCTTGTAGAGGCCGCACAACGGGCAGCCGACAAGGTAGGACTACAAGCTGCCAACAATTGGTATAAGACAGGCGTAGACCAAGCAACCTTTATTGTTAACGGCCTTGAGGCAGAGCTAACAAAATTAACGCCAAAACTTATGGCAAAAATGGACGAGATAGCCGCCAAGCTAAAGCGCTCGGTAAACATTGACGTAGTAGTAACCGAACGCGTTAACCGTATTGTTTCCACTATTAGCAGCTCAATACCTAAAATGGCGGACGGCGGCATAGTTACCGGGCCAACGCTTGCCATGATTGGCGAGGCAGGCCCCGAGGCCGTAATACCGTTATCGCAAATGGGCAACATAAGCGGCGGCGGCGTAACAATTAACGTCGCTGGCGGACTGTCTACTAGCGCCGAAATAGGGCAAAGCGTTGTTAACGCCTTGCGGGCGTATTCGCGTACCGCTGGCCCGCTGCAATTGAACGTGGCTTAACATGGCTGTAGCTGTAGTCCAATCGGGCAACTATGACTTACAAATAGACACAGGCTTTCAAGTCAACGCGTTTACACTTGACGACGCTACGCGCGGGGTGCTCAACAATACCGAGTACGTGTTAGACGGTGTAGGCGAATTTGCCAGCATTTTAGACGGCGCGCTAAACGTCAACGTACGACGCGGACGCCGTGACCAAGGCGACACTTTCGGCGCTGGCATAATGACCTTTACCCTCGACGACACGTTGGCCGCTGGCGTATTCAATCCGTTTAACCAAGACAGCCCATTTTTTGACACCGCCAACGCGCAACCCGGGCTAGCCCCAATGCGCGAGGTACGCCTATTGCGTTACGACACCCTTGGCAACCCCGAATACATTTTTAACGGGTACGTCGTCAATTATGATTACAACTTTGCGCTCGGCGGCAACGATACAGTAGAGGTATATTGCGCCGACCAATTCTATTTGCTTAGTCAAACCGTTTTAGACGAGCTCAACGTAACCGCCGAAACCTCGGGCGAGCGCATAGAAACTGTCTTAGATTTACCTGAGGTTGATTTTCCGATAGCGGCCCGCAACATTGCTACAGGCACCGTAAACCTCGGGCACGACGCTGCCTACACCGTGCCAGCCGGTACTAACGTACTTAACTACCTAACGCAAATAAACGACACCGCCGAATTTGGGCGGCTTTTTATGTCTCGAGCAGGCGTTTTGACATTCCAAAACCGTATCGGCAACACCCTTGCGGGCAGCTCGGCAGATTTCCACGACGACGGCGCACCCGGCACCCTCAAATTTACGGGCGTAGGCATATCCTTTGAAGCCGACCAAGTAATAAACCGCGCCGTAGTCACCGCCCTTGACGACAAAACCGCTACCGCTGTAGACGCTGGCAGCATTGCCACGTACTTCATACAAACCAACAGCATTGGCAACAGCCTTTTACACCTACAAGGCGAGGTGGACGACGCCGCCGACTACCTACTAAACGGCCAACCCGAGGCACGCTACACGTCAGTAGAAACCACGTTTACCGTGCTGACAGCTGCACAACGCGACACGGTAGCAACCCTAGAAATTGGCGACACCATCACCATAGAAAAGTCTTTTCAAACAGGGCTCACAACAACCCAACTAGCCCAAGAGCTAGCCATCGAGGGCATAGAGCACCGCCTAAATTTTGCCACCGGGCACAGCGTCCTAATTAGTACCAGCCCTACGGTAATCGTGTACGAATTTATTTTAGACGACGCAATTTACGGAATTTTAGATATAACCGACCCGCAACCCGTTTTAGGATAAAGTACCAATATGCCATTGACTACCTACACTTCGGGCGAAGTCCTAACCGCGGCCTCACTCAATGCCAACTTTTCTTTTGCAGCGCAAGGCGGCCTTACGCTTGTTAAAACGCAAGTTATTGGCACGACTGTCGGAAGCGTTGCCGTAACCGATGCGTTTAGTGCTACTTATGACGCATACAAAATTGTTATTACTGGCGGGGTATCCTCGGCGTCTCCGGCTATTTTGCGTTTAACTTTGGGCGCAACTGTTACTAATTATTATTGGGCGCAAAACGGGCGAACTTTTGCCGATGTAGATAATTCGGGTGCTAGTGGCGGCGCTTCTATTGCTTGGCGGGCCGGCGGTGCATCATCGAAAATACTTAACATGAATGTTGATATTGTTGGCCCATTTTTAACCGACGAAACCTATTTTTCGGCTCAATACGTATTTCCTACGACAACAGGCTCGACTTTTAACGTCGCTGGATTTTTAGATAACACCACTTCATATACTGCGTTTACTGTGACCCCAGATTCTGGCACAATTACTGGCGGAACAATTCGCGTCTACGGATACGCAAACAGTTAGGGCATGGCATGACATACGAAGAAGCAATCGCAATGTACCCACACGATTCAGTACACATACAAGTAGACGACGTAGTTAGGCCAATGACGCCAGCGGAGTACGAAGAATTTATACAACGGCAAGTTGATTATGTTCCGTCCGCTGGCTAAATATGCGGCTTTACTTTTTATGGTTGCAGTAGTAGCGGCGGTATTAAATGGCTGCACCGTTTCTAAAACTAATATCGAGTACAAATGCTTTACGAAAGCGAGTTGCGACAATGAATAAAACCCCTGAACAAATGAACGCGTCGCTCATAGTTTTTGTAGGCCGTTTGCTAGCAGTATGTTTTACCTTTACCGTCATGGCATTTATATACGGAGTGCTTTTTGTCGACCAGCCTCTCGAACAGGCCCCTACTGACGCACAGCTCATTGACTTACTTAGCACCTTGCTTGTGTTTCTTACTGGCACCCTTTCGGGCCTTGTCGCGTCTAACGGCCTTAAAAGCAAAAGCGAGCCGCCTAAATAATGGTTGTTGCTAAAGCCAAGCCCGGTGTTGCTGGCGCTCGAGATTACATAGGCAACGCCGACGGGGTAGCACCCGCGCCACGTGCCGGTATGGACGCTTGGATAAAGTGCGCGATTAAATACAGCAACAAAAGTTTATGGAATAACGGCTCATGGGGCCAACGCGACATGAAAGGCAAACCCGGCAGCTTGTCAGTACACGCGACGGGCCGCGCCGTTGACCTTTCCTACAGATACTTTGCAGACACTAAAAAAGGTGTACCAACAGGCCGTAAAACGTCGCTTGATTTTATTAACAAGGTTGTTGCCAACGCCAACGCGCTAGGCGTCCAAGCAATTTTAGATTACTTTCCAAAACCTTTTGGCCGTGGCTGGCGTTGTGACCGCCAAGCATGGAGTAGCTATAGCAAACCCTCAATAAGTGGCGCACCCGGTGGCGATTGGTGGCACGTAGAAATATCGCCAACCATGGCAGACAACCCGCAAGCCGTCGAAGCCGCGTTTTTATTGGTGTTTGGGGATAATCCACCAACCGCGTAGCACCTTGCACTACCGTTGGACTACCGACGGAAAGCTAGAGGTACCTAATGACAGACGAGCTACAAACCTTTTTGTACGAGTGCTACATAACGACACTCGACAACGGCCAACAAGCCATGTTTCAACTATTCCGAGACGCCGAAACGACACGCGTACTACACGCGCAACTAGCTTTTAAAACCTTGGCTAGCGGCTCGTGGGGCGTCCCCTACCAATGCGAGGTAAAACCATGATTACAGGCACCAAATTAGTAATAGGCATAGTTACAGCCCTTTTAGGGTTTGCGGCCACTACAAGCGCTCTAAACGCGCCTAATGACCAACCAGCAAGCACTATTGCCAGCACGGTGTACGTGCCCTATTCCGTACCAGCACCGACCACCACCGTAAACGTGGACAGCTGCACGATTGTTGGCACTTTGCTAGCGCTCGAGGGCCTCCCGGTAGCCGAAATGGAAACAGCGCTAAAGGTTGCTTACCGCGAAAGCCGCTGTACGCACCAAGCGTTTAACCCAACAGACACAATGGGCGGTAGCGCTGGCTATTTTCAAGTTAATTACTTTTGGTGCAAACCCTCGACGTACTGGCCTACCGGCTGGCTACAGGCACAAGGTATTTTGGACGATTGCGCCCAACTTTTTGACCCCGAAATTAATGTGCGGGCCGCGGTTGCCATTTGGCGTAACAGCGGTTGGCTACCATGGAAAACAGCAAACTAACCCGACACGAAAGACACCCGACATGAGCAACTACGAGCATTACCAAGCGCAATACCCTGAAATAGGCATAAGCGAAACAACGCGCAAAATGTTTACCATTTTGGACGAGTTAGTAAAACCCGCGCACGTGGAAAGCAAACACGCTCGGCACCTCTACCACCTAAAAGGCGAATTGCGGGCCTTGCATACCGACATGGTGCGAATTGACGACCCTCGAGCGTTTGTTATTGAGTTAGCAATAGAGGCGTTAGGCGGCGACGCGTGACCGACACGGGCACAATACACGAAAGCCAAAAAGCGTACGCCAAGTTTATTGGCTCATGTCGTAAAGAGTGTGCCAGCACATTTAACAGCGAGCGCAAACAATTTAGAGCGGGCCGCGAAGCAATAGGCGCGTTAGGCGAAATAGTATTTGCCGACCATTACCTACTTGAGCACCCGGGCGTAACACTTTTGGGCAGCGACGAACACAACGCACTACTTGGCGACGTAGACATATACCAAATTAAAACCACGGATTGCACTAACGACGTCGTAAGCCTGATTGTGCCCGGCGTAGAAATAGACCGCTACCCCAACAGCCCTTTTGTACTTGTGCAGCTCTTATTGCCCGATACCTACAACTTGGTTGGCTGGCTGTACGGCTGGCAAATAGCCGAGCTGGCTTGGCAACACGTCGAGCATGACGACAACAGCGGCGGTAGTTATTGGGTTAAAAGCTACAAACTATGGACAATGGCAGACTTACCAACCGCGTAATACCCGTGTGCTATAAATACAGACCCGATTAGAAAAGGAAACCCGACATGCAAGAAAAAGTAGAAACACCCAATACGCAACTACAAAAAGTTACGTTGCTAGTAACTATGCACGATTACGACCCCGAGGATTTAGACGCGGGCGAATGGTTGTTAAACGTGTTGGCAGCTGGCGTAAACAAAACACCACACGCACCGTACGCCGCGAAAGCATACGCACAAGCAATGCAAGTGTTAAGCGTAGAAAATTGCGAGATTGTGGTATCTAATGGCTTTTAACATTGACAACTACGTAGACGTGCCAACCCGTTTAACGGAAGCACTAAAAAGATACCCGAACCTACGCATACAAGAAACCGACGCGCAAGTAGTCACAATGCCCGACGGCTCATGTTTTTACCGTTGCACCGTCACCGTGTACCGCGACGTTGACGACGCGCTACCAGCAATTGCTACAGCTGCCGAGCCATACCCGGGCAAAACGCCATACACAAAAAACAGCGAATTTATGGTGGGCATGACCAGCGCTTTAGGCCGTGCACTTGGCTATATGGGTTTCGGCGTCAACAAAAGCATTGCCAGTAAAAACGAGGTGCTAGCCCGCCAAGAGGACGACGGCGACATAGTGCGCCCTGAGCGTACTCGAGCGGTTGCCGGCTCAAAAGCCGTACTTAATGACCAAGCACCAAGCGGCAATTTTGCGAGCGCCAAGCAAATTAACTTTATTAAAGCGTTAGCCAAGGGCCGCGAATACGACGAGGGTGAGCTACTCGAAAAGCTGCACGAAATACTTGGCCGTAACGACGTGATACTAGAAACGCTTACAGCGAGCGACGCCACCAAAGTTATTGGAATAATGAAATGACCCGGTACAAGTCCAACTACAGCTACGCACAAGACTTACGCGACGTACGACAACACAGCATGGAAATAGCGCGCAAGTTGGCTGCCGAGCAAGCGTTAGTTATGGAGTTAAACAATCGCATTGTTGAGCTGCAAACCGAGGCAAACCGCCTACAGGACGAGCTTAATTTGGCGCATGAGGCCCTACGTCGAGCATTTAAGCCGCAATGAAACTTACGACCAACTTAATTAGTGAGCGTCAATTCAAAAACGAGGTTGTTGCGTTTGCTCAAACGTGGGGTTGGCTAGTGCACCACGATTTACCGAGCCAACGCGCTAACGGCAGTTGGGCGACAGCAACACAAGGTAACAGCGGGTTTCCTGATCTAGTGCTAGTGCACCCCGGCGACGGTGCCCGTAAACCAATGGTTGTGTTTGCCGAACTTAAAACGCAACGCGGCAAGATCACCGCTGGCCAAGAGGAATGGCTTACAGGGTTACGCGCTTGTGGGCAAATGGCGTTTGTGTGGAGGCCTGACCAAATGCAAGAGATTTGTGAGCTACTGTACGGCACCCATTTACACCCCGTTTTCTAAACAATCGGCAAGCACCAAGGCCTACACCCCTCGCAAGGTGACAGGTATAAAACACGGTGACGTGGGTAGACCGACACGCCCCTAATTGGGTGACGTGTTGGGGCGGGCTGTAAACATAACCAGCCAAGTAATGCAAGGGTACGGGTTGAGGCAACCCCGTGGGTGAGCATTACCGCATTAGGCTTTAATCGCTCGAGCATTGACATACCGATAACAAACCAACATAACCGAGGTAAACCCGACATGATGAACTACTACTACTCTCGACAGCAAGGCGCTTGCGCCGCGCTAGCCCAAGCGAAGCGCGGGAGTAGCAATGCCAACTAACAACAACAGCAAGCAACGCAACCAAAAAGAATTTAAACACAATCGCTTAAAGGTGCTCGACAACGGTAACGCCGTGTGCCATTGGTGCGGAGTAAACCAAGCAACGGAGGCCGACCACCTCGAGCCGAGCGACGCCGGTGGAACGAACGACATTTCTAATTTGGTGCCGGCTTGTAAACCGTGCAACGCAAGACGCGGCCAACAGTACGCACAACAAAAACAACGCGCTAAAACCCTTACACCACAAGGATTTGCCGAGCCCGTTTTTTTACAAACGCAAGCGAAGCC